ATATAAGCTTGAGGGCTTTCATAAACTGTGAAAGCCTCAGGTGCCAAAATAAACGCTGAGTTATCTGCTACGCCGGCGGTCATAAACCGATCCACGTACAGGTCTAACCCAAGCATATTACCGCGTACAGAATTATTGCTAACCATACCTCCAGCATTAGCTAGTGATGACGGGTTTGGTTGGTAAGCGTTAAAAATTGGGCGGCCTGTAGTATCTACTGCACCTAGTAATAGGTTATAAATACCAGTGCTGCCTACAAAATTTTGCGCAAAATAGCCGCTGTTTTTGTAAACGTTAGCTGTACTTTCAGCTGTGTAAGAGATAAGGCCAGCTGAGGTTGCCGCTACGCCCGTGCTAGTAAAGCCTGTTGCGTTAATTGCAGAAATTACCGCTTGATCTGTTGCGTTCATATACGCAATTTGTAGCTGATTAGTTAATTCAGCATAAAAATTAGGATCATTTGTTCTCTCAAGAAGCTCTACGCTGAGCGTATTCATACCGGCGTACTTGTTTACTGTACCTGATAAATATTCAGTAACCATACCTGTATTAGATACCGCGCCGGCTTCAGCCTCTACCGTTACGGTAGGTGCTACACCGTTTAATCCACCGTTGCTATCAACGAGTGAAGGCACGTTTATTGTAGTGCCTGTTGGTGGCAATACTCCACGGCTGCAGGCATCTATGGCACTTCTTGGAAAACGTGTATTAGTTACAAACTCTGAGAGGTACTGCGTTGGGTTAAACGCTGGGTTTGTAGCAAAAGAGTCATCGGCTGCAGTTACATATAGTTTTGAGTCATCACTACCTAGTGCAGCTTTGATTTTGTGCTCTGTATATGTAGGCATAGAGACGATAGGAGTACGGACTCGTTGAGAGTCTAGTACGGATGGGCGGATTATCTTACGAGCGGCCTCGACTTTTTCAGCCTCGACCGGTACATCTACCGGAGTCTCCTCCGGTGTATTTTCTGGGGCTGTAGTCACAGCTTCCTCGCTTTCGGTTTCTGTTTCGGTTTCGATCTCTACGATAGTCGTAGAAATAGTTGTAGTTTTTTCTTTTGTACTTGTAGCAGCTTCTAGAGCTGCACGAGCAGCGGCAATATCCGTTACGGATGCACTTGAGAAAGCGGCACTTTCGACAAGTGACACTTCTTTGAGGACTGCAGCGGTAACGAGCAGGTAATCGCCCATAGGCTTAGAGGCGGTTACATCCACCCCTACGGATAAGCCTGAAACGAGATTTTCCTGCGCAAGAGTTAAAGCGTCCTGTCCTCGGGAGCTCATACTCAAACGAAAGGATCCATACACTCCAGCCGTAGAGTCACTAAACGAAATAGCGCGACCTACCGGCTTATCTTGTTGATGCTGCATTAATAACTTTATTTTTGAGGCCTCTGCATAAGTAATCGAGCCGCGCTCAAACATTACCGGCCCTGCACTTGTATGGCCGATCTCGCCATATGGCGCGACGAGTCCCGATACGATCCGGCGCTCTGTATCGGCTGCTTGGATTTCTTGACTAAACGTTAGTAGCACTTGTATCCCCCAGCGGTGTTAGTTCTTCCATTGATCGAGCTTGGTCTATATCAATTAAATTAAGGTTAAGCATTTTTTCTATAACATCTAAACGCGCTTGATCGTCTGCACGTAAGAAAGTATCCGATACTGCAAAACGCACCTGATTTTGACTATTTGTTATATCGTTCATCGATAAACGATCCTCAATAGCAGAGATATAAGGCTGCAGAGAGTAAGCTACAAACTCTTTACGGCCATCTAAAATATTTTGGTATGTCATTGAGTTATTCATATCCGCCGAGATCATATAAGCCGGTACGTTCATAGCTCGAGCGATCTCAGTAGCTAAGTATTGTGATGCCTCGTTATACATCATATCTTTAGGACTAAAACCGATATTTTCTGCAGTGAGAGTAGAGGTTAAATATGCCGTACTACGATTTCTACGAGCTGAATTCCATCCAGCTAGGATCCCTTGTATTTGTGTCTCGGGTAAATCTGCACCGTTATTTTTTAGAATAGTAGTAGCCATAGGAGTAGCTGCAGATACCGCGGCTGCTCTTTGTATATCGTATGCAGCTTTAATAGTTGTACTTGCAGACTGTAATACTCCAGGTAATAAACTTTGGAAAGTTACAAGCGATCCGATACCGGACATAGGCACAAGTTGTCCATCTACAAAATAATCCTGTACTTCAGTGCCGTATTTATTAGTAGTGTAAGTAACTCGATTATTAGCTACCCACTCAAAGCCTGACGGCCTGCCATCATCGGCATATAAAGAAGTTGTCCTCCAGTATGCAACCGAATAAAAAATCAAACTATCTACGGTTGCGCTTATAGTTACGCTGCGAGGTTGTCTTTGATCCGGCTGCTCTAACCAAACCGGAGATCCTAATTTTTCACCGGTTGATTTTTTGTATAATGATAAATCGATCGAGGAGATTACTCCGGCTAAAAGGTTACGGCACCTAGCTACACTACTAACCTGCAGTGCAAAATTACGATCTATACCTATACCGTTATATCCAAAAGCGCTATTAGTGTTAAACGATCCGTAGCCGTATGTAGTATCCATAACGGCCGGGGCATACTGAGCCTCTACGGTCTGCTTTTCAGCTGACTTAAAGCCAAGTGTTTGTAGTAGTCCCATAGTCTCCATTTTTCCATATTGTCAAGCATAAGTACCGCTATAGAGTGCGTGTCTAAACGTAAACTTTAGCCTCACCTAAAGGCTGAGTAAGTACGTGAACTACCATACTTAAACCGATAGCAATATCGACGGGCCCGGCAGATTTACGGCGAATAATTCTCCAGCTTGCATCGCTCTCTTTAGCAGCGCAATTAGCCATAGAGGTAACTAACTCATCTTGGCCCGAGTGAACAAGTCGCTTATTAGATAGAGCTTCGTAGAGATCACCCGAGGCCTGATAACCCTTAGTACCGGATATATCCATAATTTGTATACCGTTTACCTCGAGCCGTTTGGCGATAGACGCGGTAGTGTATTTATCGTAAGCGACTTGCCTCGGATAATAAATTTTGGCCCACTTGGCGATAGCGTTAGCTACAAAGAGCTCATCGATCGATACATCCGAGTGAAATATCTCAAGTACTGCTACGCCTATACGACCATCGGGGAGTACTTGGCCCATAACAAGCGAGCCATCTCTACGACTCGGTGCCACGTCAAAAGCAAAAATAGTAAGAGGACCAGGTACAAGTTTTAGATCCTTATCGCCTGACTCCTCTACCGACATATGCGGCCAAGGCGAGGCCGTACTGCTAATCCACTGGCAAAGCATCTCCGTTTTTGTAGTCTCGATCGTCTGAGTGCTAACGGCCTCAGCTAATACCGACTCATCAAAAAGATAACCAAGGGCAGGGTTCGCAAAAGCCCAGGCGGTACGGTCGGTTATTTTGGCAAAAGCAGGAGCAGAATATTCGTAAAAGCCAAAAGTCTCCGGAGGATTAGATAGAGCTCTCTCGCGTAGATCATTAAGTACGGTACTAAAGGCATCCCCGGCGTTTGACGTGTATAGGGCTTGGCTGTTGATTTTTGCACGAGTCGTAGGAGTGGCCGCGCGATACCCCTCCTCCGATATCTCTCGGAGCTCATCGATATATAAAAACGAGGCAGACCTACCGCGCGATCCGTCCCTAGTAGCTGCGACAACATCGAGGCGGTGTCCATTTTTTAGCTCGATACTTTCCGTGCCGTTCGCGTACCGGATCTGTTTAACCTGCCGGCTTAGCTCGGCCGAGCCCTCGATCGCGTAGGCCACTTGTCTAAAGGTGTCTAAAGCCATTGATCTATTAGAGCTCATAATAAGTACGTTAGGGCTATCAAATAAAAACATATGCCCGAGCATCATCATACGCGCGAGGTGCGTTTTACCCTGTTGCCTTGACGTCAGGCATAAATTACTACGCCGTCTAAACATATTATTTTCATCTACGGCCGTCATATCTCGAATTACAAAATCCTGCCAAGGTAAAAGCGGTAGCCCGATACTTTCTGCAAGCTGAGCGATCTCATCGCCGCGGTTAGGTCCCTTGAGGTAGGGACTATGTAAACG